AGCAGGCGCTCACCTAAATTAGGACCGACTGACACAAATGATATTATTAGAGAAAGAATAATTAAGGAATCAAAAGAAAGAACAAAGTTCGATTTAAGGACACCTGGTTTACGATGTGGTTATGGAGCTAATCCAGAGACTAAACGATATTCAATTATGCCACAAAGAAAAGATGACTACAAACCAAGAAATTTTAACATTGATCGCGATCATTATGATAATAATATATTTCAATATGAAATGGATAGATTAAATAACATGTAATACTCAAAATTACCTCATTGTTTATTATTATTAAAGATTCCACCAATACCCTTTAATTGATTATTCTCTTTTAATGTCTGTAATTCGCTGGCATTAACTCGCAATATTCTACGTTGTACTCCAGTCGTAGGATTAATCTGCATCATCGTCTTGAAATCTATCTCCATAATCGTACCACACACTTGTAAAGTATATCTATGATCAAGATATGCATGATTAGGTATTGATATCCAATTCTGATAATCACGCTCTAAATAACTATTCGATTTATTATCGAAATTCCACCAACCCTTTGAATCTCTTGAATCATATAACCAATATGAATTTGCTGCACTATCTATCTTCTCTATCTTCTTGCAGACTTTATTTGGTTCTGTTAGAATAAGTCTTATAAATTTTGGTGATATACTCTCCTGACAATATGGGCATGTTCTGTTCTTCAACATCAAATATCCCTTAATACATGCATAACAAAACTTATGTTTACATTTAAGTTTTACAACATTTCGGAGAGCAGATGTACAAATATTACATGATACCGACTCGTCTGATTCATCCGATGATAATTCATCACCACTATTATCATCTGGTAAGACACCTCCAGCTAAAAGACCAGTTCCAGTCGAATTATTCACCAATTGTGTCACATCCACAGTCTGATTCATATTCTGATTTGATCTCTGTTGTTGTTGCTGATATTGCCTTAATTTTTGCAATTTTTGCTTATATTGATACTTTCTAAGTTTCGACTTTGACTTTGACTTTTTTTTAGATTCACCAGAAATATCACTGCTACTATCACTGCTACTATCACTATCACTATTATCACTGTCACTAGAATCACTATCAGAATCACTACTATAATCAGATTCCGATGAACTATCAGAATCCAAGACTTTACTAGGAGTTACAAATGATTTTACATGTGAATGCATTGGATTCGTTGACGTTGACGTTGACGTTGACGCTGACGATACCTTATATGAATATGCATTATTAGTTGCTGAAAGGTCTATCGATCTTTTATAATCATTGTCATCATCATCATTACCATAATGTGTTCTAGGCCTATTATTTGTTGCTTTTGGTTTGCGCACCATTGGGGAAGAGCTTGAATCTGATTCAGAGTCCATATTTTTCTATAAATTTTGTTATTTTAATATGACTCAATCAGCATCAATTTCTAAAAAAATAATACAAATTATTTTAAAATAAAATAATTTATAATTTATCATGTACTTTAATATACAAAGTTAATATTTAACGAATATTTAATAAGTATATACTTTTTGAGTTTACCTTGGAGATTCTAAACATCCTAATGGTGAATGCGCCATTATATCTAGTTTATTGTATTCTATCGTTTCATCTAATATGTTATTATAGGTTGGATAGTCTGGATAGATAACATGTAATGTTCTATCACTCTTCTCTCTATCATCAATCTCATCTTGTTCTGTAATTTTTGTGTTTTTTTCTATACATTCGTCAATTCCTCTGTCATGTGGTCTGTTATTTATTGGTATAGATTTCGAAATACTTCTACACAGATCATTTCCTGTCTCCACGACTACGGCATTTTCTACTAAACAGTATTTAATATGCTTAAGAGCTTCTTCAATCTGTTCTAAATTTTTTGCTATAAAACTATTTGGTTTAAATTTTATTTGACGCCATCTTGCATAATTTAATATAGGTCTTATTCCAACATTAATCTTACTATCAAATGCATATCTCGGTAATTTATCCATTATTATAATTTCATAATCTGGATCTGTGAATGCCAAATAACTTCTCTTTTCCATACTTTTATTTCTATTCTCCTCTATGTCAAAAAAGTTATGACTCTCTAAATGCCAATGATAAATATCCTCTCCATTCTCACCAGTCTTATAAATATTTCCCCTATAAAATCTTACCCAATGTCTTGTTCCTGTATAAATAGTCTTTACCTGTATACATGTTGTTGTTCTTGCCGTTGTTTTTTGCAATTTATTCGTCACTTTCAACCACACTTTATCAGATTCATCCGATACACTAGACACCCTTTTATCCTGTATTGAATTTTTATCTTTTTCTTTTTCATTTAGCATATTTTTATCTGCCAAATCATTAGCCACATCTGATAAAGAATTATTTTCATGCATGGTTCTTGAATCATTATATTTGGAATTGTAATTGCCCTGGTTATTATAATTACTATAATTATTATTATAAGTGCTATTCCCACTGTATATGCTATTATTGTTATAATTATATGCACCGTTATTATTGTTGTTACTATTGTTGTTACTATTATTATTATTATCACTATTTACATTTCTTCTATAATTTGGATTGTAATTATTACCACGATATGCAGTACCAGGTTGATTAAAATATTTTTTCCTATTGATATTTGCTGACATTATTATCTAATATATTTACAAATTTTTATTCGTCGATAAAGCTTACAATTTAATTAAATAATAATAATTTTTGTTCAATTTATTGAGAGGAAATTAACAAATAAATTTATAAATACTATTTTAAATACTCTTTTTTGCTTTTGTTTTTTTCTTCTTCTTTACAACTTTAGCATCATTATTTTTATGAGATGAACAAAAACCATTTTCTATAGTCGCAATATTCCCACATTTAGGTTTTGTACATTTATGATCTATACAGAAAAAACTTTTTTCATGTTGAACTTCTATGCATTTTGGAAATTGACATTTATGATCAGGGCAAATCCACCTTAAATCATCTGTTCTATCATCTCCAGAATACTTTTTAAAACATGTTGGTATTACACATCTGACTGCTGATTTACATGATTTACAAACATCATCATCCTCCATTTTCGAAGATAGACACCCCTCCATCTTACAAGAATGCTTTGTGCAATATTTATAACTCTTTTTATTATTACATGTAGGTATCTGGCATAAGTGGTTAAAACAATAACTATAACCATCTTTAGATACAGGCTCATTACATAACTTCTTACTACTAATTATGTATAAATCTATATTATAATCATATTTGCATTTATGGAGATCACATAGTTTATCATTGTTATGTGGTGCAATACAATTACAAATTTGACATTCACTCTTGAAATCACACATTACCATAATTAAATATGAAAAAGTAAATAAATTCTTCATCTTTATCAATTTTTATGTTAATAACTGTCTACAAACTAACAATGAAATTTACAAAGCAGGAGAGACCCTGTCTAAAGAAAGGACAGTTCACAGATCACATGCGATTCCAGTAAGATCGATCTTTTGGTTCATGTCAGCGCTAAGGCTAAAACTAAAGCTAAAGCTAAGGTTAAGGTTAAGGTTAAGGCTAATGTTAAGGTTAAGGCTAAGGCTAATGTTAAGGTTAAAGTTCAAGCAACCAGCCTCGCGCAGCGAGGCCAATGGGCTTTCAGCTTCAGCTTCGCTTTAGAGGGTTTATAAGGGCGGACCGCCGCTAAAGCGGAGCTGAAGCTGCAAGCCCTTATGATAATCGTTTAATTATTTCTGTTGCACTTGGTCTTTTCTTTGCCTCTAATTGTGTACATTCCTTAAATAAGTCGACTATTAATGACCATCTACTATTATCTAAATATCCCTTTGGTAATCTAGGTCTGATACCTTTCTGAATAACATCATATAATTCGAATGGACTATACTTATCTAGATTATATGGTAACTCTAATGTAAGCAATTCATAAATAATCATTCCGAATGACCAAATATCGACTTTATCATTATAAAATGTGTCTTCTGTCGCAGCCATCTCTGGTGCCATAAATTGGATAGTTCCAACATTCAACGATAATCTTTCACGCGAACTTGATAATAATGCTTTCCTCCTACCTAAGCCAATCGGTAAACTTTCAGAGGCGGATTGTGTCCAACGAATAGGACTCTCTGGATCATTCTGATCATATATAATATGTGATTCATCTGGTAGATCGCCTATCTTAAATTTATATTGTATTATATTCGTATCATCACACAATACTGAATTATTAGAAGAGACAGATGATTGAGATAGACTCTTTTCTAACCCACTACTACTGCTATTACTATTAGTACTAAATCGGTTATTATTACTTTCATAAGTTAATGAATCTCTTCTTGGTGGAGTATTACCTAATTTTGGTGTTATTGGCGGGGTATTTCCTAATTTTGGTGTTATTGGTGGCGATGTAGGACTAGTTGATCTATTACTATTAATAGTTATATTATTACAACTATCAATAATTCTTGCATCTGATTGCATATATAAATAAAAGATATTCTCGCTCTTAAGATCTCGATGGATTAGGCCCTTAACCGTTCCTCCATTTGTTACCTTAACACTATTTGGTAATGAATGTAAATATGCTAATCCCTTGATGATTTGTAAGAGTATATTAATAATTTCTGATAAACTAAATGGTGAACGCTCCATAATCTCTGATGGTTCCGCATCACATGATCCATAATATTTTATTCTTCTATCGTTAATAAAATTACGTAAGTTACCGTCTAGTTTCTCCATTAACACTGTTAAATGATTATCAACAAACCTATAACTATATAGACGCATTACATGTGGATGGTTTGGAATAGCCAACATAGCATTTAATTTTTGCTCTATAATCTTCTTCTCGTTATCAAGTCTAACATCGGGAAAATATTGATGATAAGTCTTTGCTGCAACAATTAAACCAGAAATTAGCGCTTCATAAACAGTAGCTGTACCTCCTTTACCAAGAAATTTTCTTAATACTATTGGTTCATCAAATATCGAAAAATTATTTCTAGGAGGAGATAGATCAATATTTTTAATATCACGACGAGGAGAATTACTTATCGATATTCTTCTTGGCGATGGAGATGCAGCCCTAGGAGATGGAGAATTATTCTTGCTAATATCACTGTTAATAACCTTATCACGACTTGGAGATGATGTTAAAGATCGCGATGATGAACAATTAATTAATGCAGTTTGTCTTAGAATTTTATTTGCACTATCACCTTTTACAAAAGGTGTTATTATTATTGGTGATATATCTGTATCCGCTATCCCTGATGATGATGTTGTTGATGCTGACACTGTTTCTTCCATATCATCTGTCTCTTTCTCTTTTTCTCTCTCTTTTTCTTTTTCTTTTTCTTTCTCTTTCTCTTTTTCTTTCTCTTTTTCTCCCTTTTTCTCTAATAAATATTCCAAGGAGGAAGATGCATCGGACTCTTCAGATTGCAAATCAGCATTTAATATTGATAATAACACTTCTTGATCTTTTTCAAGCTTCTTTTTGCGCTTGGATTTTATTTTATCATCCTTTTCCTTAGTGTTATTCATATATGTTTTTTGCCTTTTAATAAGTAAAAAGAAAAAGAAATTATAATATTCAATTTTTTTTATTTAATAGATA